ATTCCTTTTTTCATGTCTTTTTTCATTTGAGACATGTGTTTTTTGCTGTGATGTTTACTGTGTTTATTAAGTATCTTTTTTTCTCTCTTATCTATCATTAGTTTCTCCCATTTGGTCTAGGTTTCATTCCAGCTAGTTTTTCTCTCGAATCAACAGCCATTTCTTGTTTTTCAAGAGATGTATCAGCTCTTAGTTCAGCTAAGTCTTCATTCTGATCTAATTTATCTTCAACATTTCCTTGATTCATCATCGCTCTCATACGATCTAAATTAAGCTTCTGTTCCGTTGATTTTCTCTTAGATTCGTTGTCCATTGCTCTAATATCAAGCTCTCTTGCTCTTAATTTAGCAATTGGGTCATGATCAAACTGAGAAGTTACTTTTTTCTCCTCTTTCATAAATTCTTCCATCATTTCAGCGACTAAAACAGCTTTTCTAGACTCAATTTTCTGTTGCATCATCATAGCTTGTTGTTGTAGTTGCGGATTTTGTTGCATCATCTGTGGATTTTGCGCCATTTGTTGCATTTGTGCTAATTGTTGCAATTCTTCTCTAAATTCTAGCTCAATTTGCTCTTGTGCCATCAAAGAAATGTGTTCTAAACAGTTTTTTTCGATTGCAGCGCCAACCATAGGTGCATTTCTAACCATATTAGTGGCTAAAAAGTTTAAATGTGACGTAATATGCGCTCTGTGGTCTTGTCCTGGAAACGCTTGAAAGGGTAAACTTCCTAAAGCATCAATGTGTTCTAATGCTGGATCTTTTGGCATAGGTTTTGGAGGTCTTTTTAATATTAAATCAATATCTTTTACTCCTAAAGCTTCGTACATATTTCTATAAACTTCATATTGGTTATGAATTTGCGGATTTGAGGTTGCCAATTGCAATTCCGTCTGCGCAAGGGAGATACGCTGAGTTTGACTAAATATATTTGGATCCGCAACTGGCAAAATATCTACTCTGTCGTCAAAATCAGTTTGCATGATTTGTTTTTGCCCTCCGACAACATCGTATGGATATACGGGTGGTAGATAAAGTTTGAAAACTCTTGCAAGTAAATTAAATTCTCTTTTCATGGCTGAATAAATTCTTTTATGAATAGCAGACATCGTTCGACTGCCTCTTTCTAACAAGGCTACAGTCGTGCCCACAGCTGCTTGTTGATTCCCATCGCCCACTTGCAGGTCCGCAATAGATGCGAATCTTTGTCCTGCGTTTACCACGACTCCCATAAGTTGTAATAAGGTTGCTGACGGTTCCTTAAAAGGAAGCGGCATAAAAGCATCTCGTAAATTTCCACCGGGTGCATCGACATCTCTAAACTCCCCTGGCTGAATAGCTTGTGCCTCGTCTCTCATTTTAATACCACGCATTTTAAATCCTGCGGGTAAATTGGATAGTGTACCTGCATCGAGAAGCTGTCTCAAAGCAGCGGTTGCTGTTCTTGATAATCCACCAATCATGTGAATTAAACCAAAACCATAAAAGCCTAAGCCTGGTAAAAATTTAAAATGAACGAAGTATTGTATTTTTGTTTTCTTAGCATCTCCAACTTCATAATTTCTTCTTATGGATAATATTTTTCTTGTACCTTCTTCTAACGTTACAACGTAAGGAAGTTTAATACCTGTAGGTTCGCCATCTTCACCAGCATCTTCAAAACCTTCTAAATTTAAATCAACATGACACTCAAGAAGTGTATACATACGATCGTCTCTTCCACGTGTTGCTCCTTCAAGTGATCTTTCTTTTTTCTCCGCTTCTGTTTCTTGCATATACGAAGGATTCAATTCTAAATCTCTATAAAAACCACCGACCTGTTGTTTTCTTAAATCATTTTCTGTCATACGAACCATATGAATAATAGATTCACAATCATCTAGTGATGTCGCTGTGTACGGAACCACTAAATCATCGGCAGGAACAAACTTGGATACGGCTCGTTGCATAAGTTCATCGTAGTAAACTTTTTTAAATGCTGAGCCTGCAAGAGGTAAATAAAATAACATTTGATCAAACTCTGCTTCGTATTCTTTCATTTGATCCATAATCTGATAATTCATATATTCTTTAACACGAATGGCTTGTTGTTCTTTATCAGGAGATTGAAGACCCATAATTTGTGTTCTTACCGGTCCACCTGCGGGTAATAATTCTTTGTAAGCCAGTGACTGAAATTGTGTAACTGCTTCAGCAAGTACAGGGTGTGTTGCACCACTAGCACCTTTAAAAGGTTCGGATCGATCATCGTAGCTAAAGCCTAGTAAATCTAATCCTGAAATATAAGATCGTTCCCAATCTTTTCTTGATGTTTTGTAATCGGTATAGTTGTTAAACAGTTCGTGTCCAATAGGATCTAAAACATCGTCTGGAAGGAGTTCTGCTAAATTAGCAAAGTGTCCTTCGTCTTGTCCTGGATTAACGGCTGCAGGGTCAAAGTTAACATCGACGCTACCATCTTCATTTTCTATTTGTTCAACCGGTTCGCCCGCTTCTTGCTGCTCGCTTATTTTTTCTTGTTCCGCAATTTCAATATCTTCGGGTGAAGGTATATTTACCGTTTGTTTAACGTTAGGTAATGATTTGTCAATATCAGCCATATTGTGCTTTTAATTTCTCCCTCTTGGTTGTAACCTTTTTATTACCATTATACAAGGAATACTCCTAATAGTAAATATGCTTCGTTCTCAGTATTTTCTCTTGCTTATAGTCTTCAGGGTGAGGTATCAATCCACCTTGCCTAAAGCGCATGACCGCTTGAGTCATACTATCCACCAAGTCATCGTGGTCGCCATAAGGAAAAGCTGCGCATTCCTCTATGACTTCTTGTGCAAACTCTTTGTGAGTGGGCGCCCATATAGTGCCACTTTCAAATAAAGGGGCTACTGCGTTTACTCTTGCATGCTTATCATTTCCTTTGCTCGGTGTAAAGTTAACAATGGGTATTCCCATATTTCTTAATTCATGAGTTAACGGCAATCCTGAAGCTTTCGCTTCAATAAGGACCGTCTCTGGCTCCCAGTATTTATACTGCTCCAGTGCTTTTCTTCGAAGATCGGGAAACTCTAATCGTTCTTTAACAGCGTCAACCAGTATTAAATTAGGTGGTGAATCTTCTGTTTCACGAAAAACACCCCATGTGGTAATGGCTGAGTAGTCGGCTGTTTCTTTTTTCATAAAAGCAGTGTCATAGGATTGTATAATGTGCTCTAACTTTGGCATATAATCTTTGTCCCAATTTTTCCACCACTCTCGTTTGATGATTGCACCTTCTTCTGAAGTTGGATTTTGCATCCACTGTGCGTTCCATTTACCCAGTGATAACGAAGCTTTGACGGTTTCTAGCTCATCTAACTTCCAGTATTCCGGCCATACTGGTTTACCACTCGGCATAATCGCCGGAAACTCGATGAGTTCCCACTGATCAGCTTTCGCTTCTTTTTGTGCTTTTAACAACATACCCGTTAAATCTTTTGTATTCCATCGTGTCATGACACAGATAATTTTACCGCCAGGCTGCAAACGTTGTCGTGGTCCTGAGGTGTACCATTCATACGCTCGCTCTAAAGCAGTGACATTCATCGCATCTTGCTCCGAGTGAGGATCATCGATGATCAATAAATCCGCACCACGACCTGTTATGGCTCCACCAACACCCGCTGCGAAATACTCACCGCCTTGCGAAGTTTCCCATTTACCCGCTGCTTGCGAGTCTTCTCGAAGCGTTGTTTTAAAAATCTCTTGATACTCAGGACTATCAATAAGTGTTTTTGCTTTTCGCCCGAACCGTATAGCGAGCTCACCGGTATGGGTTGTTTGTATAATCTTCAATTTAGGATTACGCCCGATCATCCAGGCGGGTAGCAAGGAGCTAGCGAACTCAGACTTAGTATGCCTTGGTGGCATGTTCACAATAATTCTTTTAGCCTTGCTATTTGCTATATCATTAAATTTTTGAGCTATGATTTTATGGTGAGGTCCTTCTATAAACTCTGGCCAGATATGCTTTACAAAACTTAAGAAATCATCTCTAGCTTTATTTTGCTTCTTCTTTTCACCAAGCTTAAGGTACATCTTGTAGAAGTCCTTTTTAACATCAGGGGGTAGTTTCTTTATTTTTTCTAGATCTATTTGCATTTGAAAAATTTTTTTTAAAATTTTTTTTCAGTTTTAATATGAGTTTTTGTAATTTATTTCATATTACGCCAATAATCAAGGCTACTTTCCATAATGGTTTTGGGGACCCTAAACGTCCAAAATCGACATTATATACTAATAATAATAATTCTTTTATATAAATACTAAATAACAATATAATAGATGTTAAACTCTAATCTTCTGTTGGTACCTCTATCGAGGTACCAACGGCGGCGACCACAAGCACACGCACAGGTTGTATGCACACGCACAAAAAAACAAGGGCCAAGTAGCTTGGCCCTTGTTATGGGAGTTAAACTATTGTAAATATTTTAGACGTTGATTAATTTTATTAACTACTTCACTTAACAAGGTGTCCTTGTTACAAGTGATAACGTCATTATTGCTGTCTTGACCATTATCAAAAATAATTAACTTGCGACTAGGGTCTTTACTCTTAGATACTGTAACCTCGTAACCTTTATATTTAAAGTTCATCAAAACCCCCTTCTTAATCGCTTGTTTAATTGTTCTCGGTCTTTTTTCTCACGTCTTTTGTCTAAATAACTGAGCCACATAAAACACACGATTGGCGCAATTATTAATATTATTAGTTCTTTATTCATACAACACTCCAAGTTACTGAACACTCAAAATTATCATAAGGTATAAAGCCTTCTTTTTTATTAGCTTTTAATTGGTCCTTTATGAATTGTTTCAAGTCCTCTATTGCTTTTGGGTTTTGATCTTTAAAAATCTTTTTGCAATGGTGTTCAACTTTTACCTTGCAATTATTTAAAGATAATTCCAAAATTTCATTTGTGTCTGCATTTTCTTTATTCATATTAACCTCCTAGAAAATAACATAAAGATTTTTAAAGTTTTAGCAAGTGCTAATTTAATAGCATATAGCCACTTGTTACGTGCAACCTATACGAGTATCAAGTAGCTTGTCTAAAATCGGGGGCAACAATTCCATATCCACCCCAATCACGATAAATAGTTAAGTTGTTTTCTCTTATATATTTATCGTCAATTTTTAGAGCATAGCCACGAGCATCACCATTTAATAAAAGATTTTTTTTATCTTTTAAAATGATCTCTACTTTAGTTAAGATTTTATTAGCTTTAGTATCCCATTCAAGCTGGTCAATATCCCCATTGCAAAAATCGGTTGCTAATTGGTGGGCTTTGTTCTCTAATCTAAAAAGCATTTTACAAAGTTTAATACTATCCATTTCAATTTTAAAAATAGCTTTTAAATTGTCCCCGTGCTTTTTTATATTATCGTACATTATTTGTTTTTTTTCTTGCATTTGTTTTTATCTCCTATAATGTCCAACAATATCAAATCAAATAGAAAGGTCAAACAAAATGAATAAAGAATATCAAAAAGGATATGACGCTGGTATTAAATCCATTGATTATCTAGTAAAAAAGAAAACAACGCCCAGCACTCATATAATAGCTGGTTTATTAACATCAGTTTTAAATATGGCGTATTTTAAAACAGACAAAAAAACTATTGATAAAATAGTTAATTTTGCACAAATTACAGCTAAAAAAAATAATAGTTAGTTGCCTGTTGCACCCATCAAGCACAATGCAACCAAATATATATATCTATATCTATATGGCAAGGCACAGGCGACAACTCACACGCGAAAAAATCCACAAAAAAGGCACAGGCGAAAGCACAGGCGACACGAAGCTATAAAGTTTAGACGAGATACAAGAAGCTGGAATTTTTATAATAATAACTTTTTATAACTGTAGTTTATAATCGTTCTAAACTACACAAAAACTCTTGATAGTATTGAATAATCAATACAAAAAAACTACCAATAATAAAGAAAAAATTTAAAGTACAAAAAACTTGCAAAGCATTTAATTATATGTAGGATAATATATAGAAAGGAAAAATAATAATATGATTAAATATGTAATACACGCTAAAGAATGGCGAGATAAAATAAACGGAAACAGCTATCATTCTGTGAATGTTTTAAATACTCAAAATAATTTGATGATAGCAAGTCCATTTACTTACGGCTATGGAGATCAGTTTTTACAAACTGCTTCGGAAGCTATGATTAAGCAAGGTTGGATTAAAGAACGTCTAAAAAGTTTAGATTTTCTACAAATCCATAACATAATTGAAAAAAACTGTACGAAAAAAGAAGTTATAAGTCACGGAAAGGAAAAATAAATAAAAAAAGAAAAACCCACCAGAAATATATCTATATCTATATCTCACAAGGCACAGGCGACAAGCGAGGCACAAGCGACAGGCGAGTAGGATTATTCTTCCTCACTCTTATAATCATTAAAATCAAAATTAATTGTGTTCATAAATGAAGTAGGGTGTCTGACTTCTTCCCAAGCAACAGGGCATTTGTCCAACCACTTATTCCATTTTTCGTATGCTTGTTCTTGCGATATTTTTTTATCTTTCATCTGACCTCTTTTTATGTGTACTCACAACAATTAATAATTATTGTATGTTTGCCATTTGATTTTGAGTAAAATCTATTAATACTCATTGCAATATAAATTAACTCATTAAATGTTAGACTTTCTAATTCTGATGTAATATCGTGTTGTAAAAGTTTTTGCTTTTTACATCTGTCTAATTCTTTTTTATTTATTTTCATATATTTTAAATATCACTTGACAAAACTACTGTCAAGGATTATATGGGATATGTGGTTAGGTTAAAGTAGTCGGTTGACCATATGCAATAAAAAGACATATGTTACTTTTGCCTTTGACTTAACCACTAGTTATCCACAAGACAACTCATACTAGATATAGTAGTCTAAAATGGAAACAGAACGAGAAAGAAAGGAGAAAAAAGATGAAGAAAAAACTATTAGCAAAATATGATTTAATTGATTGTAAAGATGATTATGATTGTGATGTGCATTGGGAAAATTTTAAAGGCAGTCTTGATTATTATTTCAATAAATATATAGGTTATAAAGTAATAGTAAAAGGTAAAAATATGACTTGGAGAAATTTATCAGGGACAAAAGACTTTTATCTGAGTAATGTTACGGATATATTTAGAAAAGTAGTGCCTAATACAAGTGAATTAAACTTTTGTTTATGGCAAACTGGGAAAAATAAATTTCAAGCTGTTTGTAGTCATCATGACGGTAGAGAAAAATATTATTATGAAATTAAATAATTATCCACAAGACAACCTATACTAGATATAGTAGTCCAAAGTGGCAACCAAACAAGAAAGAAAGAGGAAAATATGAATAGAGAGAAGTTTAAACAATGGCTTAATAAGTGTCCTGTAAAATATGATGAAATACCTGTGACAAGTGATTACGACATATTGACAATTAATTTTCATGGCAAAGATATATATTGGTATAAAATAATTAAAGATCATCAATACGAAATTAATGCAGATGGTACTGAAACTGATATTGAAAGGTATGGAAATAAAGAACAATAACCAAGAAAGGAACAGGCGAGTATGAAAGAAAAAAGAACTTTTCAAATAGTGGTTCATAATCCAAATCAAGTAGATATGAATGATAATATTTTAGATGATAAATCTAAAGTATTTGAAGAATATAAAGATTTTAAAAGTCGTTCTGACGCTAAAGAATGGCTTTTAAGTTATGTTGAAATAATTGAAATAATTTAATAACCAAGAAAGGAACAGGCGAGTATGAATGATAAAAACTTTCAACTAGTATGTGAACTAGCAGATAAAATTTATTTTGATGTCATAGACATTTTAGATTTTCACGATAAATGTACCGAGCCAGACCCAGAAAATAAAGAGAGTACTAGGAATACCGAACTAGGTAAAGAATTATATTGGAGTATTGAAAGCATACTACAAGATAAATTAAATAAATAACCAAGAAAGGAGAGGCGAGTATGAACATAACACAATTAGAAAAAGAAATAATCAAAGCATTAGAGATAAACTCTAAAGTTGATTGGTCAACAATTGACCCTAACGAAGAATTTAAAGATTTAAAAAGATTTGTTAGAAAATGCTTTAAAGAACACAACGAAGAATAACCAAGAAAGGAACAGGCGAGTATGATACTTAAAAAAATAATTGAAGAAAAAATGTCAAGAGAAGACCAAATTTTCAATTCTGAATGTTTTGGTGCTGGTGATTTTAGAGTTTTGGCTTGGTGTAATGAAAAAATTAAAAATTACAAAACTGAAAAATATGTCAAGAGAATTTTTGAAGAATTAGGATATAAGCCAGAAACAAAACACAAAGAATGTAGAAACACCGAATAACTCACAATGCCCACCACAAATAAGCTAGAGGGCTATTGTCCTAAAGATTCCAACCACAAGCGAGTATCCGTCCAACCACAAGCGACAGGCTCAAGCGACAAACCACAAGCGAACAGCTCTCTGACCTGCTTACCAAGATACAAGCGACAGGCGGCTTTGGCTTTGACGAGGATAAAAGTATTTTCAGGGTGAAGAACGTGAAATGATATTTGATGAGGGGACAGGCGAACTTTGTTGGTCTTAGTGACCTTTAATTCAACAGTGAAAAAGTGCTGATGAATATTATAACCCAATAAATCAGGAGTACCGAGTACACTGGAATTTTCCAGCCTTGTCCATCTAATTTTTGGTGTAATTCTTTTAAGCTCATTGTAAAATTTAGACTCTAATTTCATACTCTATTCAAGTAGTCAAGTCTTTTACAATTTCTTATTAACTTTACCCATTCCCCAAGTTTGAGGTGCAATCTCAATTACAATTCTGTGACTTTCTCTTTGACCCAACATATTATTTTCCATTAGACTCACAGATAAAATATCAAAATACCCGTCAGGAGATCTAAATTCACCTTGAGGTAATTTAACTTGTACTCGTGCGTTCTGGCACGTTGGAGATTGTAAGAAATTGTCCAGTTGTTTAGCTAGTAATTTTCCACTTATCATAGTTGCTTTGTACTTAAAATTACTGTATTAGTCAACCTATGGGTGTTCCAAAAAGACTTACAGAAAAACAAATTAAATTTGCTCAACTGGTTGTGTCAAATGAAGGTCGAATGAATGGCACAGAATGTGCAAAAGAAGCGGGTTATGGCGAGGCGTGTAGAATTAGAGCTTACGAACTACAAAACCCAAAAAAATATCCTCTTGTAGTCAAGTATATAGGCGAACTACGAGCAGAAAATCAAAAAAAATATGATGTCACCTATGGTCGTCACATTACAGAATTAGCTAAAATTCGCCAAGAAGCCTTAAAGAAAGGAGCTTGGAGTGCAGCCGTCAATGCAGAAGTGGCAAGAGGCAAGGCAGCAGGGCTTTATATCGAGCAAAAAATTATACGAACCGGTAAGCTGGATGACTTGTCAGAAGAAGAATTAGAAAAACGTATGGCAGAAATCATAGATCAGTACGCACCGATATTGGAAGGTGTAGAAGAAAAAGATTTAAAAGCTAAAGTTAAAGAAAAACAAAAAGAAATTAGACTTAACCCAAAAGAGAAAGAAAAAAGCAAAAAAACAAAGCCATTACAATCGTTGAAGAAAATAACAAAC